CACCTCGGGCCGGATGCGTGCCGAATGGTCGCGTTGTATTGAGCTGATCTTGGCTACCGGTGTTCGCCGTGGCGAGGTCGTCGGGCTCAAGTGGGCGGACTGGGATCGTGATGCCGCCGTGATGGTCGTCCGCCATTCGGTGGTGCAGCCTGCCGGTAAGGCTATGACGATCAAGGAGACGAAAGGTAAACGGACACGCGAGGTTGAGCTTGGCGCGACCGGTAACGCCGTCCTGATCGAGCAGTGGTTGTACGTTGATGCTAACGGGTCGTCTCCGTGGGTGTTCCCGAACTGGCGGGCTGATGCTGGTGGTGGTGTGCCGAGGTCGCCGGGGTCGTTGAATGTCACGTGGTCGCGGTTCCGTAAGCTGCACGGCTTCGGCACGATCGGTATTCACGATCTTCGTCACTGGTATGCGACGATGGCCGCGGACTCTGGTGTCCCGCTCGCTGTGGTGAAGGATCAGTTGGGTCATGCGCAGTTGGCGACGACGATGATTTATGTTCATGCGACGCCGGAGGGCCGTAAGTTGATTGGTTCGGCGTCTGATCGTGCTTTAGGGTTGGAAACGCCTGCCATCAGTGCCCACCGTGCCGGTTTGAACGCCTTAGACGGCCCTGTGTGAATAGTCCCTGGTCACAAATATTGTGATTACGCAATATTTACGCTCCCCGAAAACGACGAAAGACGCATCGGCTAGCAGGGGGAGGCGCTAGCCGATGCGTCGATCTGCCCCGTAGCGGGGATCTTGTTTCAGTGAGGGCGCCGGGCACGTCTGCCCGACGCCGTACCTCACCTAGCCCGAGTAGGCCACAATCACCGTCGCCGGTGATGATTGGACACGTCAGTGACGTGCGCCGAGACGGCCCCCGTGGGGACACCGACTATTCTCGGCTTACTCGATCTGTGTCGGCTATAACCCTTCGCCACCGAACGGCAACGAAGGGTTATAGCTACATCACGACATCGTCGCTAAACATTAGGATCAACATTTCGACCATGTCGACGACCATCACAGCAACAGCACCGAACACGGCACCGGCAGCGAACACAATCAGGCGTCTGAAGGGCATTATCCAACCTCCTGGGTCTCAACGACTCGGAAGATGTGGATGATCGGGTATTTCTCCACCCGCCCACACTTGATGAGTAGACAGAACAGCCCCGCTTTAACGTAAGTGTTCTGCACGTTGCCCCTGACCACAGGTTGTGATTGGTGGAGTAGGTGGACTTCGACCGCCATCACAGGATCTCAACGTCGCCGTAGCCACGATCCCCGTAAACTGCGCCGACACCGAGGGTGAGCATCCCGGCCGGGGCCGACTGTCCAGACGACTCCACGAACCATTGACTGCCGCCGTCCATCGCGGGACATTGGAAATGGGTTCGGCCGATACCTTCGGAACAGATGAAATGGTGAAGGTGACCTGTGACGAGGATGCGCGCCGAGGCCGTTGGCTGGTTGCCGACGATCTGACCGGACCACCACTTCTCCACCTTGACCGCAGCGTTGGCGCCACCGCCACGCATCTGATGGCCGTGAGCAAAACCGACGTTCACACCGCAAATGTCGAGCGTCATGCTGAGCATTTCGGGAAGGTACACGGACACGTTCGCGTAGCGCTCAGGGTTCGCGGCAAGGATCTCACCGACCATCTCGACGACCGCGAGGTCGTCGTTGTCTTCCCAGTCGGTGAACGCCTTGCCGTTCTTGCGGTTCTCGCCGTGGTTCCCGGCAACACCTGACAGGACGATCCGATAGCCGGCGTCGGTGATGTCGTCAACCATCTGCAAGATGAGGCGGCGTGTCACCTTGACTTGATCCCGGCGGCTGAGATCAGCCGACCAGGTCAGCATCTCGTAACTGTCGCTGCATCCCTCAACAAGATCACCGAGGCCGACGAGGTACACGACGTCGATCGGTCTGCCAACCTTCTTGAGTTCAGCGAGCCGGGAAAGGATTCGGCCGGTTGCGGCGCTCACCCTGTTCACGGTTGCTTCTGAGCCGCCTCCCTCACCCTTGCCCATCTGGAAGTCTGCGAGCGCAACGAGTAGGCCACGCTCAGCATCTTCGGCTGGTGGCGGCTGTTTGCGTGGCGGGTTCTTCTTCGACGCTATCCTGCATAGCGCTTCAACGTCAGCCATGTTCTCGGCGGTCGCTGTCCCGCGCTGCTGAACTCGCGCCGAGTAGGACCGGAGCCGGATCGTTGCGCCCGTCGTCGTCCCCTTGACCGGGGTATCCCAGCCTTTGAACTTGACTGAACCGTCGATGACTTCGACGTGCTCGGAGTCAAGCCCCCAGTCGGCAATCAGTTCTTTCCAGACGGCGGCGTTGACTTCAGTGTCGATAGGTCCGGTCGTGACCGTCCCATCGTTTCCGGACCAACTGACACCACGCTCCCAGCCTTTCGGGACGGGCGTGTCCTTCACAACAATCTCAGGTGGGCGGGCAGTCTTGAGCGCGTCAGCCAGGCTCATGCTGCAACCTCCAGATTCCGGCGCCGCCATTCGTGAATGGGGTTCTCTGTGATCGGCGTGCCGTTGCGGCGGAGCGCTTCGGACAGTTTGCCGGCGGTCAGCGTCAGGTCGCGGAGCGCGACGTCGAGCGCTGCGGCGTCGTCTGCGTCCATCTGTTCGAGCATGACGTCCACCTTGAGCCGTTTGGCGGGTGTGTTGCGTGTTTCGTTGATTGCGTCTGCTAATCCCATGTTTCCCCTTTGGTTGCCTTCACGGTTTCGGGTGTTCGGTGGTGTCTCTCAGTTGTCGTAGCGTGCGCCCTTGTCTCCACGGTTCATGTAGTAGGCCTTCAACGATGCGATCGCGGCGAGCGCGGCGACACCGATAGCGGTGCGGCCGACAGCGATCGTGTCGAGCAGGTCAACGTCGGCACCTGATGCCCAAGCAACAACGGATGATGCGGCAGCGAACAGTGCGATGGCGACTGCGGCTTGTACGTTCTGGTAGGCGGTGCGGATCGCGGCTTTGGTGCCGTCGTCAGCTAGTGACCAGATCATTCGGGCTTCGTTACGCAGTGCGGCGATGATGTTCATTGGTTCCCCTTTGGTTGTGGTCGTGTTCGATATGTCGTACAACGATGTTTGACAGCTGTTCTTGGCCGACCGTCAACAGTTTCAGTTCGCTGATGACTTGGCCGTGGTCGACAGTGTTGGACCGTTTCATTCTCTGCACGATGACAAGGCCGGCGGTGGAGACGACGACGGTCAGCAACGAGAACGCGCCGTAGATCGCTATCGACGACTGGTTATCGGTGGCCGCGGATGCGATGAGCGACCACATGTCAGATGGTCTTAATCAGGTCGGCGGTCGTGAGTCCGGCGAGAGCCAACACACTTTTAAGTTCCTGCTTGTGGCCTGAGACGATGACCGCCGAGCTTTGCCCTGCGGCGTTGAGTCTGCGGGTCAGGTCGTTGAATGTTTCGCCGCCGAGGTGCCGGGCGCCGTCCGGTGTGACAGCGAAGATGTTGGCGTACCCCTCGGGCCGCCATAGTGATGTTGCGTTGAGCATGTCGTCCTCGTCTGTCATTGGTGTGATGTCGGGTTGAGATGTCTTTGGGGGTGCGACCTGCTGACCGATGGTGCCGGCGCGGACCTGGGCGATGAGCCCTGTACCACAGCACGCCGTATAGTCGACGTCTCCGTGCGTGACGACGGGCCAACCGGGGCGGGTTGCGATGATCGCGTTGATGGTTGCAACCGCTTCGGGGCTGGCTTCGTTGTCGTTGCCGACCATGACGAAGATGGAGCGTGACACGTCGTTGAAGTTGCCGGCGTTGAGCTTGCGGCCAGGGTTCGACGCTGGGTTGATGTCGTTGCCTCGGAGTTCCCAGGTGCTGCCGGATTGGGCGACGCCGAAGCTGTATCCGATCGAGTAGCCGCGGCCGTCGAGGTAGCTGGCCTGGATGCCGCGAAGATACTTGGCGACCTGATCGTCGGTGAGCGGCTCGAAACTGCCGCCGCCGGGATAGTGGATGACCCACGCGCCGCCGACACTCTTGGCCGCTGGGCCGGCGACCGGTCGCGCCGGATCTTGCCAGTCTTCGCGAGGGTGGACCGTTGACATGGCGGCGGGCTCCTCGTCGGTCATGACCTTAAAGTCGCGGATCTCGATGTCGGCGAAGTCGCAACGGAGCCCGACACGGTTACGGCCGCCCATTGTGGCGGGCGTGTTCTCTTGCACGTCGGCCATGACCGCGCCATCCCATGACAGGGTGTAGTGATCGTGGCTGTGGACGGTGACCTCGAAGTCGTGCCATTCGCCATCGAAGAACGGCGACGGCGTAACACCGCGGACATGCTTACGGGCATAACCGGACCGCGAACCGTACGGCGTGCCCGGTCGCTCTGCCCGTAGCTCGGCAGAGAT